TTTTAGGTCACGAGGATCTTTTAATAAGCTTAGAAATTCCTAATGTAAATCTTTCTCAAAAGATTGATGGATATAGTGAAGAAGGTGAAGAAAATCTTAGCATTGGAAATAGATTTTTAAACCTAAAAGCTAAAATTACCAACATTGAATCTCGTAAATTATTTAATGAAGGAACACAACAATACATTATACATTTTATTCAAGAAGAATTGATCATGGATCAGAAAACTAGAATATCTAAGTCATATATGAATATGACTTATAAGAATATGATTAATACAATATTGAAAGAACTTTCTCCCACAAATGACAGAAAGATATTAGAAGACACAAGATACACATATAATTTCATTTCTCCTAATTGGAATCCTCTAAAAGCAGTTAATTGGTTAACTCAAAGATCAATACCCACTAGATATTCTGGTTCTAGTTTTTTCTTCTATACTACAATTTACAATAAAGATATAAATCCTCCAAATGGAGAAGAAACTAATTATTTCTTTTTACGTTCATTAGAGGATATGTTAGTTGATGATATACAAAGAAGAATATTCTTTATACCAGCTAACATAAGAAGTAATATTAAAAATACATACGATGCTAAAGATTTTTCTAATATTACCACATATGAAGTAATAAGTTCTTTTGATATATTAGATAATTTAAATGGCGGATTTTATGCTAACAAGTTAATAACACATGATATCATCAACAAAAAATATAATGTAACAACTTTCAACTATGAAGATAGTTTTCCTTCATATAAGCACTTACACAAAGGAAAACAACTTGGAATTAAATTAGACTATTTTAATAGAAGACTATCTGATTATCCAGATGCAAACATTAAAATGTATTCTAAAGATAATGCATTAAGTGAAAACCATATTGAAAAAGTAACTCATTCTAAATTATCACAGTTAATGTCTATTCATAATTTCAGAATAAGATTCATACTACCTGGAGATGGTAGGTTAAGTGTAGGGGATAAAGTTAAATTCATCTTTCCTTCTCCAGAACCAAAAACAACTGAACCAACAAAAGATCAATTTTATACTGGTAAATATTTGGTAACTTCTATAAGACATGTATTTCGTTCAGAGAAATATGAAGTTGCAATTGAATGTGCAAAAGAAACTTACAAAACAGATGTAAATGAATTTGTGCCAGTTGCATTACAAGGATAATAATTATGCAGAATAATCATAAGAATATAGGGTTTATGGGATTTGAAACTTTTGTTTGGTTTCAAGGTGTAGTAGAAGATAGAATAGATCCTCTGAAATTAGGCAGAGTGAAAGTTAGAGTATTAGGAATTCATACTGATCAAAAGAATAAAATTCCCACTGAAGATTTACCATGGGCATATCCAATTCAACCAATTACTTCTCCTGCGATGAATGGATTAGGAACAACTCCATTGGGTCCAGTCGAAGGTACATGGGTAGTTGGTTTTTTTCGTGATGGACAAAATTGTCAAGAGCCTGTTATATTTGGTACACTAGCTGGCATTCCTCCAGAGTATCCTTATCCTAAATCACGAAGAGTCGGGTTCCTAGATCCTAGAAAAGATTTATCAAAAAGACCTAGAAAATATAAAACAAAGAAATATCCTAATGATGGTAATGGTGCAATATTAGAACAAGAAATACCAACGCCACCTACAGGAGAATCATACCCAAGGATCGAACATCCATTTGGTTCTATTGTAGGAGAGAATGATGTTAATAGATTAGCAAGAAACGAAAAGATAGATGAAACAATTGTTAAATTAAAAAAAGATGAAAGAGACTTAGAAATTAAAATCTTCGATGAAGACACATGGGATGAACCTGAAACACCATATAATTCTGATTATCCATACAATCATGTATTAGAATCTGAGTCAGGACATATCATAGAAATAGATGATACACCTAACTTAGAAAGGATTCATCTCTACCATAAGTCAGGAACATTTCAAGAAATATATCCTGATGGAATCAAAGTAGAAAAGATTGTTGGTAACAATTATAAGATTGTAATGGAAGAACAATATGAACATATTCAGAATAGATATAACTTAACTATTGATGGTCCATTTAATGTATATGTAAGAAACAATGCAAAGTTAGTTGTGTGTGGAGATTTAGAAATTGAAGTCGGCGGGAACATGACAACTACAGTTAATGGTGATTATGTAGTATCAGCAAAAGGAAATTGTACAATTGAATCTGAAAAATCCCTAGTAGCTAAGTCAGGAACTTCTGCTACTATAGGATCAGGTGGTTCAGTTAATTTGAAAGGATCAGCTGTTATTAGCAATCCTCCTGTAGATAAATCATTAGTCACTGGAGCAGTTACTGTTATAGTTCCCTCTCCTGCCCCACAAACTGTTTCCGTGGAAAAAGTAGATGATGAAGTAGTAGAAAGAACTTATCCAAAACCAATTCCTACATATGGATAATAATAAATATTGATATGGCCAATCCTTCAAGATATAAAGACATAGATATTAGTTTTCGAAAAAACCCTATCAATAAAGACATTACTCCTTTAACTGACGTTGATGCTATAAAAAGATCAGTTAAGATTTTAGTAATGACAAATTTTTTCGAAAGACCTTTTCATCCTGAAATAGGATCTAATGTTTATTTTCATTTGTTTGAAAATTTCACTCCTTTTACTTTAGTTTCTTTGAAGAGATCAATACAAGAAGTTATTGAGAATTTTGAACCAAGAGCAAGAGTTCTTGGTGTCGATTTGTCACAAAGTTCAATTGATAATAATAGTTTAGATTGTAAAATTCTTTTTTCTATTCAAAACATTCCAGATCCAATAGTAGTTTCTTTTTCTTTAGAGAAGGTTAGATAAGTAGAGTAAACTGATATGCAACAGTATTTAAGTTTTAAAGAGTTCCTTGAAGAAGGATTTAAAGAAGTCAAGAAAAAATTTATTGATTCTGGTTCAGACCAGAATGAAGTAGATGAATCTTTGGCTGATTCAAGTAATGAGTCAAGAAATGTTTATTTTCCAAAAAAATATTCTTCAGGATTAAAAAAATCAACTTCTGAAAAAAGAAAAACTTTCTGGAAGTCGCTGGGAAAATATCCTTTCTCAAAAGAAAAATATGAATTAGCACAAACATCTACACCAGGAGATAATAAAAAATCTGAAAGACAATCTAAGTATACAAAAAAATTTAAAGAGTTATATGAAAACCAACAGAAAGCATTAAAAAATAAATCAGAAAAATCTGGGATTCCTCTTTCTATTTTAAAAAAAGTATATAATCGTGGTATGGCAGCTTGGGTAACTGGACATAGACCAGGAGCTACCCAACAACAATGGGCCATGGCTAGAGTAAATTCTTTTATCACAAAAGGAAAAACATATAGAACTGCTGATGCTGATTTAGCCAAAGGACTGAAAGAAATCAATGAAGCAGAACATGTATTTGGATATAAGGAATGGGGAATAATTGACATTAACACAGGTACGTTATATAACGGAAAAGAAATACCAGAAGAAGAAATAAGAAAATCTTCTCCAGATGTTAGTTACATTAGCCATTCTGAGTTAAGAAAATATGCTGATCTAAAATTAGAAGATGTAATAGAATATGTAATAAGTAGCTATGATAATGAATTGAAGATGAGATTTATAGGAAAAAGTTCTTGGGGTAATTTAAATCAAGAAAAAGCTGTATACAAATCATTACTTAAAAATAAAAACAATTTACCTTTAGCAGACAAATATACTTTAGAAATATTGGTTTATCCTAAAATGGATAAGAGATATAGTGAAATGGAAAACCTTGATATTATTTTGAATAAGCTTAGAGAATATGTAACAAGAGAAAAAGATTTCCTTGAAGAAGGTTTCAAAGAAGTCAAGAAAAAATTTATTGACTCTGGTTCAGATCAAACTGAGGTAGATGATTATCTAAACAGATTTAGAACCCTATCTAACCAGAATAAATTAAAGGGTGACGAAAAAAACATTGACCTATGGGGAAAAAAGAATTTCAGTGACTTCAAAACCTTTGTTACGAATAAAGAAAAAGAAATAACCAAGACCCAAGTTGTAACCAA